AGCAGGTCTAAAGGGTTCAGTTACATCCAAGCGTAGTCAGCTAGTGTTGGTCGATGACCCGATCAAAAGTTCAGCGGACATAGCTAATCCTGACATCAGGAAAATGATGCAGGATAACTGGAATGCTGTTATTTCACCAACTATGTTTGAAGGTGCCAGGGCCATTTGTCTTGGCACTCGCTTTAGGCATGATGATATTCACGCAACCACGTTTAATTCACAAAACAATTGGACGCAAATTGTTCTTCCAGCAATTCAAAACAATCCCGAAACAGGAGATGAAGAATCCTATTGGCCAGAGATGTGGTCTCTTGATTATTTAAAAGAGAAGAAACGGCAAGCACCAATTGCTTTTTCTTTCCAGTACATGAATCAAATCGTCAGGCAAAATGAGTTGTCTCTTGCGCCTGAACTTGTTGTCAAAGCAGAGATTGCAACTGAGTTTGATGCTCTGGGTGTTGGAGTGGACTTGTCTGCTGGAACTAAAGAAAAGAACGATTACACCGTCTTTGTTCTCGGTGGACGAATTGGAGACAAGGTTCATATTATTGATTATCGCCGCATGCGAGTCATGGGCAACTTAGAAAAATTAGATGCACTTAAAGAATTACTTAATGATTGGTCGATTGTTGGACGAGACGCTAACGGTAATTATTTCCCAACTTACAATACGTGTGATATTTGGGGGGAAGCTGTTCAGTATCAGGCTTCCTTGGAGGCAGATTTTAAAAGAATTTGTTTAAATGGAGATAATCTCTATAATTTAATTTGGCACCCCGTCAAAGGCTTTAGGGCAGACAAGTTGGCAAGGTTTAGGGGCATCATGGGTATGTTTGAAGACCGAAAAATTATCTTTAATCGTTATCGAAATTTTACCGCCATGTTTGATGAGCTTACTAATTTTGGTGTTAGCGGACACGATGATTGCGTTGACGCCTTGGTTTGGCTTGTCAATGGCTTGGCTAAGAAGGGTAATTTGCAGGTTGATTACTGAATCGTAGAATAAGAAAAAAGTTTACGCCCGTGGGACCAGAGTATCTTGCTCTTACAGTAACAGCGATTGTTGCTGGTGTTTCTGGCGGAACCTGGACTGCGAACAAGATTCTTTCTAGGTTCCACGAACGAATGAAACAACTATCAGACCTCACCAAAAATCAAGGAACCAAGCTTGACCATTTTGAAGATCAAATCAATCGCATGCCGTTGGAATACGTATTAAAAGTTGACTTTCTTAGAGAAATTCAACAGATGCATGACAACTTCAAGCAGATTAATAGTAAGCTGGACAAAATGATGGAACGACTTTTCAAATGAGCGCCAATTACATTATTGAAGTTCAAGAAGGTAGTGACGGCGATTGCTTTATTGAACTTCCAGATGATTTAATCGAAGAGCTTGGCTGGGTTGAAGGCGACATCCTTTCGTGGGATTTGAAAGGAAACGGCATTGTTCTTTCTCGTGTTAACGACGAAAGCGGATACGAAGTAATAGAAGAGTAAAATAGAAACAGAAAAAGTTAGTCGTATGTTTGGTACTCCAGGTGTTCAAGGTGGTTATTTAGGTAACGCAGGTGGGCTCGTTGCTGGTAATCCAAGTTTTGATATTAATAAAGGTAGAGGCGCTTTAGGAGGAAGATCAGGAGAGCAGCTCAAACGCCTTTATGAAGGAGGAACACAACAAAATCAACAGCTAAACGACGAGCTAATGCGCCGTGGAATTATGCCAGGAGCCGGTCCACAACTTCCTCTTGCGATGGGATCACAAGGTATGAATCCCATGGGCAATGCAGGATTTTACATGGGACCTCAACTTGGTCAGCAACTTCCAGCAGGATTTCAAAATAAATATATTTTCTAATCAAAACTGTTAAACTAATTCCATTGGGTTGAAAATAGTTAATGGCTGTCGACGCTAAATCTCGTCTCAAAGAAATTGTTGATTCCTACCTTGAAAAGGACGGTGGAATTGGCGTAGATACTGGCGTTGTTGCGGCCCACCTGGCGCAAATGAAAATGTTCGGCATCCGGCAGGGTGTTGAATTTTTTCCAGCTCAGGACAACTTTGGTAATCAACGAAAAGATTTTATTGATCGTGTAATTAAATACAACCAGATTGACACTCATCTCGATTCAATTTGGGACTACTTTTTGTGCGACGGCCAGGGATTGTTTTATATCCGGCCTACTCAAAATAATTACCGTCTTTACTTCTTTCGTAAACACGAGTATCGTTCCTATTACAACATCGATGGAGAGCTTGATGAGGTCGTCATCATATACAGCTATAAAGTCAAAAATGGTTTTGGTTTTAATCAAGACATTAATCAGTCTTCAGTCTCTGGTCTTGAAACGTTAGGCGGTCAAGGCACTAAACGATATATTCGATTGTCAATCAAAAGAAAATCCATTGAAGAAACCCATTCTGAAGGTGAGATTTCTTTTGACCAACCAATGGGCATTGCCCCTGGTAAAACAAAGACCTATAGAAATACCCTCGGGTTTATTCCCTGTGTAGAAATCTTTAACAATCCTAAAGGCTTTTCTACAGAAGGTATTGGTGAGTTTGATGCTCTTGCCAATCACATTGTTACGCATGATGAAATGATCCGCACGATGCGGAAAAACGTTCAATTCTTTGGCAACCCAACTCTTCTTTCTTCTCGTCCCAAGACTGATCTGATTGAGTCAGGTGGGGATGGTGTCGTCCAGCGTCCTTCCATTGCAGCCAACTCAGGCTTTGCTAGCGGCTCTGCACTGAGTCGGTCAACCTTTAAATCTGATCCCATCAGTCGAGGTGTTGATGGTCAGATCAGGGTTCCACGCATTATTGCAAACCTGGAACCAAACGATCGAGTTGGTTATATCGTTCCAGATGCCATTACTGGAGATCAAAACGCATTTGCTCGCCAGTATCGAGAAGAGATACGTACCGCCCTGGGTGGTGTTGACGAGCTTTCAATTTCTGCTGGTGTCACAGCAACGGAATACAAATCGTTATTTGGTCGCGTAGCTGCTACATCAAAGAAAAAAGCAACTGCCGTTTATACGTACGGTATTTGCCGTTGCCTTGAGCTAATCATTTTCCAAGAAGAGCGCTTATTTAAGGAAACACTTGCTGCCGCTGCAGGACTTGAAAAACCCATCGAGCCACCCGATGACGCGTCATCAGATGAAGTGCAGCTATATCGAGCCGCCCTTAGTGGGTTTGATGAACAAATCAAACGTCTGATGATGGCTTGCGTTAAGACCCAACAAATTCCACCAGGAGTGTTGGGCCTTATTCCCGATGGTGACATCACGATTCAGTGGCGTTGGCTTGGTCCCGTTTACGAGGATTCCACTCAGGACATCCTTAACAACTCCATCGTGGTACGCAACTTACAAGAATTAGGTGTTGATAGCATTGAAGCACTGAAATACCTCTTCCCGTCAAAAACGGATGAGGAGCGGGCCGAGATGTTATCTGGGTTCCCGTTCAGGATGGTGGGTGAATTGCAGAATGCATATTCTTCATTCGCTCGCTTGGTGGGAGGCATGATGCAGACCCCTCACCCGCAATCACCGGACTTACCGATGGCTGCGGATCCAAGACTGGATTTAACCCCTTATCTGTATCGAACTCTCGAAGCTTTACAAAAGGAGATGAGTTATGCAGGACGCTACCGTCCAATCGATCCCACAGACGAGCCAAGCACCAGTGGCCGTAGCTCCCAGCAGTTACGTGACTCCGGCTCCGTCCAACCAACAGGTCAGCTACCAGGTGGCGCCTCAAGCGTATCAGGTGGGTACGAGTTACCCCCAAGCGGTACCCCAGGCGAGCCCCAGCTACCAATCCGCCCCTACTCAGTACGCCCCCCAATCCCAACCGGCGGAAGCCCAGGGCAACCCGTGGGAATCGGCGTTCAACAAGGTGGTGAATCTACTGAGCGCACCAGTTCAATCCCCGTTCCAGGGTCAGTCCTCCGCGCCGACGACTCAGTTTACCCCGGCGAATTACGGTCAGGTCAGCAGCCAAGTTACGCAACAATCGGCTCCGCAGACATGGTCGCCCAACCAGGCTTACTCGCCCAACTCTTCCCAAACCTCCTCAGCTCCGTCCTTGGAGCAGGTAGCCGACTTGGTGGGAATGAGCCAGGAAAGCCGTCAGGTGATGGACGCGTTCGGGGTCGAAGCACCGGCAATTCTGAACAACTACGCTCTGAACCTGGAGCAAATGCTGGACAGCGCCGTCGCGTGGGGAAGCCGCGCAAGTGAGACGATCCAGGGATACGCTCAGTTCGCAGTCAACGAGCATCAAGAGAACCTGGCTTATAACGAAATTCTGACCAACCCCGATGTTCTCAGCGATTACACGCTGAAGTTCTTCGGTCCCGAAGGTCCCTATCCCGTTTACGAAAACGAACAGCAATTGGAAACTCCTGGTTACCGCACGGAACCCGTTAATCCCCAATACGGCCAACTCCCTGCTCCCCCTACTGCCGCCACTCCTCAGCAACCTGAGAATTTCTGGGGCACCTTTAACGAAGTGATGGCACGTGATCCCCAGAATGCCTGGCGCGTCATCAATCAAGCTCAGCCTCAAGTCCTGGCTAACAAACTGTTTGTGATGGAGTGAGGCCATGCGTCCACTCCTTAAATACGGCGTACCTCTTGCTGGCGGCTTAGCCACTGCGGGGTATGCCGCTTCTCAAGGTGAAGATCCGGGTTCGTCCGTACTTGCCGGACTTGCTGGTGGCGCTGGTGCTGCCGGTGGTTTAGTTGCTGCTCGCAAATTAGCCGGTAAGTATGCTCCGGATATTTACAGAGAAGCTCTTTCTGCTAAACAAGAAGCCGATTTGAGACTTCTTCATAAAGCCGTTCAAATGGAAACACGCCAACGTGCTGAAGGACTTCCCAAATCTATGGCTCAAAAAGCCATTGAAAGCACTCTTTCTAGATCAGCGAATTTAGAAATTCCACAGGAAGAACAATTTATTCGTGGAACAGGTAAAGCTCTGGCTGCCGGTCTTGTCCCCGGTTCCGCTGCACTTGCCGGTCTAGGCGGTGTTGCTGCTGGTGCAATTCCCGGAGCAATGGGAATCCCTGGTTTCCAGCAAAATGTAATTACTGATCCCGAACTTGCGGGCTCTAGTAATACACCTATGGCACGCGCAAGTACCCCTACCTTGCGTTACATTAGTTGATAAATTATCAACTGCTAAAATTTGTTTTAGATAAGACATTTCTTGTCTGAATCTTTCACCCGACAAAGTCCTGCGTACTGGAGGATAAACTAAAGTGTTTCTTGATACCGATTTCCCCAAGATTTTGGGTGCAGAACTGTATCGCCCCCACCCGGCATACATCTGCGAAATGGCCGTAGAGCCTGTTGTTGTTCACGACTTCACTCGTCAACCTGGTCAAACCGTTCAGCTCGATCGCTATAAGTTCTGGGGTACCCCTGGTACTAAGGACAGCCGTGAGCGCATTGCTGACCAGACTATTGGTACTGCTAACAGCCGTAACATCACCAAGGAGAAAGTCCTGGTGGTGCTTAAGGAATACACTGGCCCCGCTGATCCGGGCGACCCGACCCAGCCTTCTACCTTTAAGATTGCTCGTGAAACTCTGGTTACCGCCCAGCGCCTGCTGCTGGATACTGGCAACCTGAATATGTTCCACCAGTCGATCGGCAGCCTGACTCTGCTTGACGACTATCGCCGTTGGCGTGACCGCGTCTTCATTGACGAACTTGCCAAAGCCGAAGCTAATGGCGCTGCTTCTACCAGCCAAGGTGGTTACTACTTCCCTGGTGGTAAGACCAAAAACTCTTCTGGTCAAATCGCTTACACCGCCGCTCAATACACTGCAGATATTCAACAGTTTTCGGTTCGTACCGACCTGCTGACTGTTGTTAAGGATATGCGTAAGCGTAACGTTCCGACCTTTACTGATGGTCTGTATCGTTGCATCTGCGATCCTACTTTCATGATGCATCTGCGTCGTGATCCTGACTTCCGTGAGATCGCTCGTTACGCCGGTAACCCTGGTCAAGGCATGTACATGGGCAACCCCATGATGCCTAACAATGCCAGCTTCTATATGGGTCCGCAGGCTGGTCAGGCCTACTTCCTGGCTGGTGAACCTGTCATGCCGACTGGCGTCCAGTTTGAAGGCGTGAAGTTTTTCGAGTCGACCAACTTCCCCAGCAAAACCATTCAAGCTTCTTTCACTGATATCGCTTCTTACAGCGCCCAGGAAGTTGCTCAAGGTTTCTTCTTCGGTCCCCAGGCCGTTGGTGTTGGCATTGGTGGTCCTAACGCTCAGGTGCTGATCAACAATAACGACGACTTCAGTCGCTTCATTATTCTGATCTGGCAACTGTATGCTGGCTTCGAAGTTCTTAACAAAGACTTCATCACTACTGCTTACAGCTTCGTTTCTGACGACGGCACTGTTTGATAAGTAAACATAAATAAACCATACGGAGAAATAAATGACCTATCTCTCGTCTAAAAAAATCTTCCCCGGCAACTGGGCAGAACCGCTGAACGGTTGGTACAAGAACATTGATACCGATGGCAGCGGTAGCAATGATGGTTCGAAAGGTGGCCCCACTTCGGTGCTGGCTATCCCTGGCTATCGTTATTTCCAACAGCGTGGTTATGTTGCCGTTACCAATA